CAATAACACTATGTCTGGTCTAAAATTGTCAGTGTGTAAAATAACTCTCTCGGTATCTATTCTAGGACGTTGTGTGATGGTTAAAGTTTTTGTTGAATTATCATAATGAAATTGAATAAATGATCCAAACATTTTGCCTACCAATTCCTGATAAGATGCAAAAGCATAATAGGTGGCCAATCCGCCTGCGGCACCTGCCCTCAACAGATAGGTGTTGGTGTAGGCTAGGTTGAAAGGTTCAAATAATGTGCCTCCCTGTCCATCACTTCGTGACCCCACTGTGGCTCTACCAATCTCTCTGACATTAATAATTTCGTTTGGTAAGATATATTTGTTTTGATTTTGCTTGAGATCTAAAAATGCATAACTTTCTTCCACTGAGTTATTAGATCTCTGTCTAAATCTGTTCAGTGCTCTTTCCAGTGCAATTTGATAGTGTTTTGGGTCTAATTCTACCTCAATCATGCCGTCGCCCAGCATGGTTTTCACATAATCAAATACTTGTTGCTGTGCTGTTTGTAATTCTGACATACGTATATTTATTGCTAAAACTTTTTCCATAAATATGGCTATATGCCAAGATTGTCAATATACAAGCCAGAAAAAGGCAACGATTACAAGTTTTTTGATCGCAATATCAATGAGATGTTTCAGGTGGGCGGAACCGACATTTTCCTGCACAAATATATAGGAATATACGATCAGGGAGAAGAAGGCACCAAAGACGGTGATGCCAGCCCCTCACAACCGTATTATAGTGGTAGTAACTTGAATGATAGAACCATACAAGATCTGTTATTTTTAGAAAATAGAGATAGAAAATACGACAAAGATGTGTATGTTATCAGAGGGATCTATAACATACAAGACACAGATTTTAATCTCAGCCAATTTGGTATGTTCTTACAAAACGACACTCTATTCTTAACAGTGCATCTCAATGATGTTGTGGAAAGATTAGGAAGAAAACCCATGAGTGGAGATGTGGTAGAATTTCCTCATTTAAAAGATGATTACAGTTTGGATGCCAGTATACCTATTGCTCTAAAAAGATTCTATGTCATAGAAGATGTGAATAGATCTGCAGAAGGATTCTCTCCCACATATTGGCCACATCTATTGAGATTAAAATTAAAAACGCTGGTAGACAGTCAAGAATTCCGTGATATAATAGGAGATGCTACCACAGCTGGTTCTCTTGCCAGCTATATGAGTACCTATAATAAAGAACGAGAAATTAATGATGCCATTATTAATCAGGCAGAAGCAGATGCTCCCAAATCAGGATTTAATTATAAACAATTTTATGTCACACCAATTGATGAGAGAGGCAATATTAGAGTGGATGGTATAAATGATCAAGGACAGACCATATCCAGCGACAAGACCATTAATGCAGTGATTGATTCACCAGCCAGCAGTCATTATGGATTCTACTACAATGGCGATGGCATACCACCCAATGGTTATGTGGCAGGAGCGGGAACCAGTTTCCCAACATCAAATGTCAACAAAGGCGACTATTTCTTGAGATTAGATTTCTTACCTAATAGATTATTCCGTTTTGATGGGGTGAGATGGCTTAAAGTTGAAGACAGCGTGAGATTAACCACCACTAACAATAATACTAGAAATACATTTAAAACTGGATTTGTTAATAATAGTAGTACTTCTACAATTAATGGACTAACTGTGGAGCAGAGACAATCATTGACTGATGCTCTAAAACCCAAGGCGGATAATTAATGCTTCATTTTTACGACGGTCAGATCAGAAAATTTATGACTCAGTTTATTCGAGTACTGAGTAATTTTTCTATTGAGTTAGGCAAAGGTACAAATGGACAGGTGCAATTGAGACAAGTGCCAGTAACCTACGGTGATATGACTCGACAAGTGGCTAATATTATTAGAAATAACAGTGAAAATGCTCTACAATCTGCTCCTAAAATTGCTTGTTATATTTCATCATTGGAATATGATCGAGAAAGAATGCAAAATCCTTATCACATAGAAAAACAACATCTCAAAGAAAGAAATTATAACGAATCCACAGGTACTTACGAAAATACATTGGGAGCAGGGTATACCATAGAAAAAGTGATGCCAAGTCCATTTAGATTGACAGTTAAAGCAGACATCTACACCACCAACACCGATATGAAATTACAGATATTAGAACAAATTCTATATCTGTTCAATCCAGACTTTGAAATTCAAAAAAGTGACAACTATATCGATTGGACCAGTTTAAGTTATATTGAATTGCGTGACATAGTGTTCAGTTCTAGATCTATTCCTGTGGGTGCCGAAGTGGAAATTGATGTGGCATCCATGACTTTCAGCATGCCTATTTGGCTATCTCCTCCTGTTAAAGTTTCCAAATTGGGAGTGATACAAAAAATCATTATGAGTATCTATGATGACGATGGCGGTATTACAAAAGGATTAATCGACGGAACTCTGATATCAAAATCTTATGTGACTCCCAATAATTATGCTCTATTATTGACCAGCAACCAGTTGAGGATATTGGGCAGTACAGGCATCAATGTGAGCTCAGGTGGTGATGGGTTCTACACAGGCGCTCATGAATCAACCACACTGGATCCTTTTGAGACATTTGGTCCCCCGATCAATTGGAATATATTATTAAATCAATATGGAAAAATTACCAATGGATTAAGTCAAATTAAATTGACACAGGAAAATGGCAATGAGGTTGTGGGCACCATATCAACATCTCCATTAGATGAAACTATCTTATTGTTTAATATCGATGGAGACACCATACCGGCCAATACCATAACTTCTGTGAACAAGATCATAAATCCTTTAACATTTGATGCCAGTGCTGCTCCAGCAAATGGCACAAGATATCTTATCACAGAAGATATTGGCGACAGCACACAGTATTGGCCGGGAGATTTAAATGCTCAAACCAACGATATTGTACAATACAACAGTGCTACTAACTCATGGAGCGTGGTATGGTCAGCAGCTGATTTTGACAGCACAGTAGAATATGTTACCAATCTTAACACAGGTATTCAATACAAATACAATGGCACAAACTGGGTTAAGAGCTATGAAGGAATTTATATTGGCGGCAAGTGGACACTCGTGTTATAATTAAATCATGCAAGAAAATATCATATGTTCTGGTGCGTTATTCTACGCAGTAAACACGAAAAGATTCTTATTTTTACAACGCAATGATGCTAAAACTCGTGGCATGTGGGGATTGGCAGGCGGGCGAAACAAATACACAGAGAGTGCATTTGAAGGATTAAAACGAGAAATAGAAGAAGAAATTGGATTAACTGCTGCCTTTAAAAAAGTGATACCATTGGAACTGTTCACCAGCAACGATCAGAAGTTTTTCTTCAATACCTATGTGATCTGTGTGTCTGAAGAATTCCTGCCAAAGTTAAACGGAGAACACAATTCTTATGCCTGGTGTGCATTCGAATGTTGGCCAAAAAATCTTCATGCAGGATTGAGAAATACTCTCAATAACAGATCAATAAAAGGAAAATTACAGACGATACTTGATCTAATTGTGTAGATCAGAATACATTTTTTGCACAGCGGATCGGTCTATCCAAGGATACCAGTAGGCGGTGACCATGTCGACGCATCGGTACACGTGATTCCAGTGACACTCCATCCATTCCATCTCGTAGGTGTATTCCTGCATGTTGCCAGCATTGGGCGCTATCTCTGTGTTGAGACTGCGAGGGTGTCCTGTCTGTGAAGACACAAAATTAGGAAAAAAGTCCATTGGATTGAACATGCTGTAATTATCTAAAATAGCTCAACTATATTAGTTGCTTATTTCAAAAAAACTGTCCAGTGATGCTATCATGGCCAACACCAACAGAGCTATCAGCATGATTGCAGACAGTGCTGCATACATGGCCTCGTTTTTCTTGTAATGTTCTTTTACTTTTGTTTTAATTTTACTCAACCAGCGATTTTCGCATTCGTTGTACGGTTGCATTTTTTAATCCTTTATTACACACTGAGCCCGTTGCCGAGCTCAGTGGGTCGTTTTCTTGGGTATTAGTTTTTAGCTACACCGTTTGTGAAAACTGAATAGAATTTCTGAACATTGTCTTGAAATTCTTTAACATTCTTCTGAATGGTTTCAGGTTTAAAACTTTCCTGAACTTTATCATTGAACTTCTTCACGTTCTCAACCAAAACTTGAGCCTGTTCTGTGTAGTTCTGACCGTTGGTCACGAAATCATTGAACTTCTTGGCTGTGTCAATGATGTCTTCCGCAGTCACTACTGGAGCCTTGAATTCAGCAACCACTTGGTCACCATCTTTCTTTAGGCTGTACTCGTACTCGGCTTGTTTGATTGTGTAGTTGAACTCAGCGATCTGTTTCGCAAGTCCTAATAGATCGGCACGTATTTCGTACCCGCTTTTTGATTTAATGTTTGACATAATAAAAACTCCTTTCTGTGTGTGTGTTTGTGTTTTTGTTGTGTCAGCTATATTTATAGCACGAAAACAGAGATCTGTCAATATGCATGGCGAAATTGTGTGTTTTTAGTACTAAAATCCGTTGATTGTGTGTTTGTAAAACTTTACCAAATTGGATCTGTTGTGTTGTTCACACTCCAAACCTTGCTCTGTCCACTTCAAAATTTTGTGAGATGTCTGCTGCTGATAGAGCTGTGTTATAAAGTTGAGCTATTGCTATGTTGCCATTAAAATATCTTGCTGCAGCATCATCCCAAGCAAGTTTTATATCGTTTAGAACACTGCTGCCATGATTGACTGTGTTGGTGGCAGTGGTGATCCCACTTGTTTGACACAGATATGCCGTTGCTGCTGTGCTGGTGACGGAAACTGCGATCATGCACCAGGTCAAATTTGGTACTGTCAATCCACTTGACCAATTGTAAGTGGAGCTGGCATCGTTCCAATGATATCCAAGTTGGTTGGATGTATAAAAATTCATTCCTGTGGTATTTGTTCCCCTGGAAAATAATATGCCATCGTATGTGCCTTGATTTCCGTTTCGTTTTATCCAAGTCACGAAAGTTGCCGCTGTAACTGTGAGAGATCCTGTGCATTGAACATAATCATTGGATCCATAAAACACAATGGAGCCACCATCTGCGCTGCTG